ATAATTGCAAATAACAATTATGCGCCAGAAATGGCATTAGCAGCCTAAGGGTATGTGGGGGCGGGTACTGCCTAGCAACAGAAGTGCCACTCTAATATAAAGGACGTTTAATGAAATATGTAATTGATATCGACGGTACGATCTGCAAGGAAGTAATTATTCCAGACAGCGGCGGCAAGAAGGATTATGCAAATCATATTCCAATGCCAGAACGCATTGCACGAGTAAATGCATTGTACGATGCAGGACATACAATTAAGTATATGACTGCTCGCGGGTGTGTTAGTGGCGTTGACTATTACGACCTAACCAAGAACCAATTAGAGGGTTGGGGTGCAAAGTATCATGAACTCAGCGTAGGCAAAAAAGAAAACTACGATGTATGGATTGACGACAAAGCATTTTGGAGTGAAAACTTCTTCCGTGAAACAGGCGAAACATATGAGTGATCATAGATTTATTGCAGCAATGGATCACAGTGGTGGTTCAACAGGTGGCGTACTAGAACGCTACGGACAAGAATACACAGAAGAAAACAAGATGGAGAAAGTTCATGCTATGCGTCTTAGAATGGTCAACAGTCCTGACTTCAACGACTCAAACATCTGGGGAGCAATCCTCTACCAAGACACAGTCACCCGCGGCATGGTTAATGTGCTTGATGAAAAAGGTATTGACACGTTTCTAAAAGTTGATAGCGGATGCGAAGACAACGGTATGCTCAAAGAATTTGATGTACGTGCTATGTGCGAATGGGCTACAAACGGCATTGGTCCTCGAATCTACGGCACTAAGATGCGTAGCATTATTAAAAGTGAAAGCATGATAGGTGCAGTTCTTAAACAGCAGTTTGAACTAGCACACACAATTAGTGAGTACGGTCTTGTACCAATTGTCGAACCCGAAGTGCCGATTGATCATCCTGACAAAGCCGCAATTGAAGATGAGCTGTATCGATTGTTAGAAATATATTTACAAGGCAAAGACTTTTCCGTTATTCTTAAACTAACACCTCCTGAAACACCTAACTTGTATCATAACTTGACAGTTAAACACAACGTAGAAAAGGTTGTATTCCTTAGTGGCGGATATGCTACACAAGAAGCATGCCGTAGGCTATCAATGAATAATGACATCACAGCAAGTTTTAGCAGAGCATTAAGTGAAGGACTAGCACATTCGCAAACAGATGCAGAGTTCAACGCAAAGTTGTCACAGAATATTAAAATGATAACAGGTGCTAATAATGACGCATAATACACACGGATTCGAATTAGAAGAAAACGAACACGATGTAGTTGATAAGGTATATACAGATATTATACCAAGACAACAAAAAAGTGAATGGGTTGTAAGATTAAGAAATCAAGCAGGCGAAGAATGGAAGACAAGATGCACAGAACATTTTGCTTGGCAGGCAGCAGATTATATTGAAGAATTGGAAAGAGAACTAATGGTATTTAGAACAGGCGCAGATTTATTTGAAGTTGGCGACTTTACAAGTCATGCAGGACTAAAACTAGCATGGAAGATTGAGTGCGATGCTATACGCCCAGAGTGGTGGGAAGGACTTGCACGTATGATAATGGATTACCAAAAACGTCCTTTCTACAAAGCCGAAGGTATCCCAAGAGGCGGTATGGCACTAGGCGAAGCACTAAACAAATATGCAAGCGGAGATCCAACAGATCCTGTATTAATTGCAGATGATGTGTACACAACAGGAACAAGTTTTCGAGAGTATTGTGACGAACATTATCCTAATCAAGATGTAATCAAGTGGTGCGTATTTGCACGTAGGCCAACCGATGATGGTGTACATGCATTATTTACTATGCCTGCTACAATTTAACACACCTTGCACGGTTGACTTCTGTATTTTTTTATGCTATATATAGTACACACCAAAAGACACACAGGAGAAAACTATGAAGAATCCAAAACCCATTGGTTGGGCAACCACACTAACTGAAATTGCAAACATTCCACGTGAAATGTGGGACAGTGTAATGACAGTAGAAAAGTCACCACTACGTAATTTAGACCCTATGGTAGGACACATGATCTTCCAGTGTCTGTTTTTTATCTGGAGTGGCATCTTTGCCCTAATGGTAGGAAGTTACGTGGCTTTTGGCCTAAGCGCAGCCTTTCACTTGCTTTTGATTAGTGGTATTACAATTACAGTTGTAACATTCCGTCAAGCAGAAAATAATCCAGAGTCACTTAACAACATTTTGAAATCAGGACGTAAGTACAACGGCCGAGCAAATGGTGGCGAGCATGAGTGAGCAAACACAATATTGCACTACAAAAGGCCTAGGTTGGGCATTCTTGATTATCATTATTGGTATGGTTGGTCTACCTATACTTGGCTCAGCTATTGCTTACCCAGAAAATTGTAAGCAATCTATTCTTATTCCGTGTATAGGTTTAGAATGACAGACAATGAAGTAAGAGCAGCCGCTCAAATAGAAGCAGAAAAGACATTCGAAGGCTTCATAACATGGAGCAAGCGAACTACATATGCATCAATAGCATTTTTGTTTATTGTGGCATCATGTAACTTTGGGGTAGAGGACGACACCTACCCTGGCTATAATGGCGAACAATACAATCCGTCCAATCTCAATGTAAAGGATAAGAAATGAGAAAATTATTAAGTTCAGTAAGTATTATCCTCGCCCTTGCCACTCCGGCACTCGCAGAGGATATGACGATCGATATGCTAAACAAGCGTGAAGATGGCGCTAAGATGGTATATAGTGAAGATATCGCACGTATTGAAGTAGGCGATACAATCACATGGGTACCAACATCAAAAGGACACAATGTAGAATTTATTGCAGGTCCGGACGGATGGGACGCACCACGTAAATCAAAACTATCAAAAGAAGTTGCGATTACATTTGACACACCAGGTGTGTATTTGTATCAGTGTACTCCACACAAAACAATGGGTATGATTGCTATTGTAGTTGTAGGTGACGGAGATAATGATATTTCCAAAACAAAAGTAAAAGGCAAGTCAAAAAAGAAATTCAAGGAGTTGCTGGCTGATCTGTAATGATTAAAACTTTAGTACACAGAATACCAGAGTTTTGTATGACTCATTGGCTGCTTCGTATTCCGCTTATTGTTGTATTCTTTCAGCAAGGAATGAACAAGTGGCCAATCAACATTGAAGACTCACCAGTAGAACTTACACTATTAGTTTGGACGTTTGTTGTACTTGGAGAGCTTGGTGCTGCCGCAGGATTGTTGGTCGGCGGCATGGCAGACTATATCAAACGCACAAAAGAGTTTGGCGATGTTATTACACGTTTCAGTGGTATTACTATTGCCAGTATTATGACAGGTGTTATATGGACAGGCGAACCCGAAAGTTTCTGGGACGTCTTATGGTATGACAATCTGCATGTACTACTTTGGGTAGGTGGCATGTACTTTGCTCTGCGAGGAAACAGAACTTGAGCGGACAAAGACGCTTTTTAAAAATGTGGGCAAGGACAGTTGGAATGCCAATCGGACTTAGTGACGATGACAAACCAGAGTTCTTGCCCATTCGACAAAAAGATGTAAGACGAGCACTAGCGTTTAGAACGTTTTGGATTGTCTTGCATATACTAACATGTTGTGCTATTATAGCAGGCAACGGAAGAACATTAGGAGTTTGGTGATATGAAACCTAACAAACAGTTTGAATTATCGATTCGTGACATTGAAGTTATTGAATCAGCACTAAGAGCAAAAGCAGGTCGTAGAGGTATGGCTATTGCACAAGGTGATGTATCAACACAACTGCATGATGAAATGACAGAGATACAAGAACTGTTGGGTAGAATACACAACCAAAAGAATTGGTATAGAGCCAATGACGGTACATTTCAAGGCGGCGGATAACTGTTGCAAAGAGAACACACTTTCAGTAAAGATTCACCTAAACGGTTGCACTTTTACTAAAGTATGTTATAAATAAAACAGTGAAAGGGCAAGCGTCGAACTTGCCCTTTACTTTATGAACACATAACAAAACAAGAAGGAAATTATTATGCGTAACGTATTTACCATTTTAGCAGTAGCGGCATTTGCAAGTGCGGCTTCAGCGGAAGACACAACAACAGCGGCTCCAACAGGCCCAGTTATCTCAGGTGCAGTAAACTTAGACTTTGCTGAAACAGCTGGTGACAACTACGGTGGCACAATGGGTATCGAACTAGACATCGATGCAGGTTCATTGGCAACAGTAGATCTAGACTTTAGTGCAACAGACGGTAGTGCTCTAACACTAGACACATGGACTGTAGGAACTACAGTAGCAGGCGTAGGCTTAGCGTTTGGTGACGACAACAACTTAATGCCAGAAACAGATGCAAATGCAGCAGCTGACGGAACATTGGCAACACCAGCAATGACAGAATCATTAGCAGTATCAGTAGCTGGTGCAAGTGTAGCACTAGGCTTAACAGACTGGACAACAGATGTAACTGATGTAAGCAACATTCAAGGTTCATACACAATTGATATGGATCGTTTTGCTATTACAGGTGCAATGGACTACAACATGGACAGTGAAAACACAGTGTTCGGTGGTGCAGTATCTGGCGTAGACTTAGGTGTAGCAACAGCAGGTAGTGCATTAACATATGACACAGATGCAGAAGTATTTGCATATGAAGGCACATTTGCAGTAAACTCACTAACAGCATACGTAAACGGTACAGATGCAAACACACTACAGCACATTGGTGGTGAGTACACAATGGACTATGCAGGTGCAGAATTTACTGCTGGTGTTGACTATGACACAGATGCAGAAGACTTTACACCATCAGCAGGTTTATCGTTCAACTTCTAAGTTAAACACATAACAACTAAAAGGTCGCTTTATGCGGCCTTTTTTTATGACTAAATAAACATAGTACATAACAGGGCAGGGCAATGGCAGACATAAATCAAACAGTAGAATTTCCTACTAGCGAAGAAGACTGTATCGAATGTGATATTATTATTGAAGATGGGGCATTTGATGGATTTGAAGGTAAGACAATAAACATTACTGAAAACTCAGGAAGTCAGGGCGATGTACAAGCAGGTATAGAATTTATCTATCACATGCGAGAACATATTGTAGACGTTACAGTAGCCACAGCATACTTATTAGTAGTGTATGCAATCTACATGTGGATTAAAAAGAAACTAAGTTAAGAGGGAAACACAATGCAACATAATGAGTATGACGTAAAAGTCATTAAAGTAGTAGACGGCGACACAGTAGACGTAGACATTGATCTAGGTTTTGGTGTAACACTAACAGACGAGCGTGTAAGAATTATGGGCATTGATACGCCTGAGTCACGCACAAGAGACAAAGTAGAAGACTTGTTCGGCGAAGCGGCTAAAGCACGTTTGAAAGAACTTATGAAGCACGGCGGTAAACTTATCACTACGGAAGACCGCAAAGGCGAAGATATGAAAGGCAAGTTTGGACGTATCTTAGGAGATTTCAAAGTAGAATACAACGGCGAAATGAAAAAAGTTACAGAGATTATGGAAATAGAAGGACATTGTGTTCCTTACTTTGGCGGATCAAAAGACGACACACAGGCTGCACATATGGCAAACCGTGAACGTCTACTAACCGAAGGTGTAGTAAGTCGTGAAGACTATGATGCCGCAGTTGCTAAAATGGCAAAATAAAGGTTGACATTCAACTAAACTCCTGCTATATTACTTAGAGTAGAAACATTAGCAGGAGTTTTTTTATGACAATGTCACTAGTTGGTCCTTATATGACCACCACTCGTTACAATCGTAAACAGAAACAAAGCAAGAGTAAGAAGCTACAAAAAGCACAAGCTGAACACGAGCAGTGGCTTGTAAAGATGGGTGTAGGCAAAAGTACAGCACAACACACCAACGAAATACCAGATTACAAAACACGTGACACAGTACCACTAGGCAACAAGATTGCAGGACATGGTCCAGCAAAGGAGTCTATGGTATATTCAGGCGAACGTCAGTTGCTTGGTATTGCAACAATGCATAAGAGTAATATGGTACCAGTATTCGCAGACAGAAAAGAAGATGCAAAAGACATCTCAAGTATGCGTAGATAACAAAACAATCATTGAGGTAGAAATATGAAACATTTTATTACAGCAGTAATGCTACTTTTCGTGACCGGTCCAGCATCGGCTCAAAACTTTGAATTGGAAAAACTATTTCCACAAGTGCAGTGTATGGCACTGAATGTATACTATGAAGCAAGAGGAAGCAACCTAGCAGACAAGGCAGCAGTAGCAGACGTAGTGCTGAATCGTGTAAATGATACACGTTATCCAGATACAGTTTGTGGTGTAGTCAAGCAAGGATTACAAGATGCTAACGGAAATATGCTACGTAACAAGTGTCAATTCAGTTGGTACTGTGACGGAAAACATGACAGGCCACAAGACGAAGATCGTTGGGTAGAAGCACAAAGTATTGCTTGGAATATGGTTGAAGAAAACAAATATCGCGGCATTACGGAAGGCTCTACGCATTATCACGCTACATATGTTAATCCACGTTGGGCTAAGACACTACAACTAGTCGGAAGAATAGGTGCGCATATATTCTATAGGTGGGAATAGGCTAAATACTACACGATGATTTTAGGTTTACTAGTTTTAATAACTGCACTATGTATTAGTGCCGTTGCAATATATTATTCGGTCAGCGGACTAGTGGCAATTTTTGCCGCCGCTGCCCTACCCATTGTTATTATGGGCGGTGCTTTAGAAATAGGCAAGTTAGTTACAGCAGTGTGGTTGCACAAGTATTGGCACAAAGCACGTTGGTGGCTAAAATACTATCTAGCTATTGCTGTGGTTGTATTGATGTTTATTACAAGCATGGGTATTTTTGGCTTTCTAAGTAAAGCACATATTGAACAAACTAGTGCAGCCAACGAAGGCATTGCACAAATTGAACGCATTGAACAAGAGCTTGTTCGACAAGATGCAGTTATTGTTCGTGCAAGAGAACGTATTGTAGAAGCAGAAGCAAGTGTAGGCGCTGGTAATAATGCAGTACAAGATCAAATTGATAAAGAGCAAGGCAGAATTGATACAGCCTACGAACGTATACAGCCTGCTATTGATGAACAGAATACAATAATTCAAACACAATTACAAGCACTTGAAGATCAAGTGAATGTGTATGAAGAAGAGCTAGTTAGTTTGGATGCTGATTTACAGCGTTTAAATAGTGTAGTAGAAAGCTACAGAACCGAACTTGCTGGTACAAGTGTAGCAAGTATTGAAGCGCAAGTACAACCATACAGTGATCAGATTGCACAACTAGATGCAGACTTAGAACGCATCAACACACAAGCAAATGAATATGAACAACGCATAAGCGAAGTAAGCATTGACAACAGTGCGATTGAAGCATTGCAACAACAAATTGCAGACATAGAAAATGCAATTGTAGTTACAACTAATAAATTACAAAGTACTGAACGTGCTAAGATACAAGAAGGACAGGCTGTTATAGGTGTTACCAGTGACGGTTTGTTTGGTAGCAACACAAGAACTGCTCTTGCCAAATGGGTAGACGCACAGCAATCACGTATAAGCACATTACAAACACAAGCAGTACAATTAAGAACACAGGCACAAGGCACCTTAGATGCCGAAAGAACACGACTAACAGATCTAGTAAAAGATCTGCGTGGCACACAGACCGACAATGTTTTACAACGTAAACAATCTTTGTTAAATGCAGTTGACAGTATCCGAAGTGGCGCTGTTGACGAAGCAAAATTAATGCGAGCAAATATACAGACAAAGATAGACACAGTCTTAGACATAGACATTCCTGCAAACAGAAAAGCAAGGCAAACTGCACAAGACGCAATTACTGCCTTAAGACAAGCAGATGATCCTCGTATCAACACAGCAAGACAAGCAATTAAAGACCTTAGAGCAAGTGCAGACGCACAAATTGCCGCAAGTAATACTCTTATCCAAAGATTACGTGATACTATCACTATAGGAAAAGATGCAGATATCGAAGCTGTTATAGATACACAGGAAAACAAGATTGTAGAAGCAAATAATACTATTGACAGTTTAACTGAAGACAAGTATACTCTACAAGCAGAATACAGAAAATTAGAAGCAGAAGTAGGACCGATAAAATATCTTGCAGAATTTATATACGGAGAAACTGATCAAGATATATTAGAAGAAGCTGTTCGTTGGGTTATTATTACAATCATATTTGTATTTGATCCACTTGCAGTCTTATTGCTGATAGCTAGTCAGGCAACATTTGAAATGCGCCGCACTAGCAAGGAGAATAAAAATGACAATTCAGTCGATGATAATAAGCATGTTAAATATGCACACCACACTAGTTCAGATAAAACCGGAGATGGAGAAACCTTTATCAATAGAAACACAGAAGACACCGGAGAAGAATCCAACTCCACTACCGAGTTGCGTAACACAGCTGGAGCCGGACAACAAAGAGGAATGCCTGCCGAAGGGCTGGATAGAGAACAATTAAAACGTAGTAATTTTGTAGAAACACTCGAGGGCGATGAAGACTACAAGGCAGCAAAGAAAGCATGGAAAACAGACCATCCAGAACAGAATATCAAGTACTATAAAGACAGATATATAAAAGGTAAGGATGAAGATTTGCCATGGCATCAGGAGCCTTATGTTCAAAACAATGAACAAGACGAATCAAGCCTTTGGAGTAAACTACAAAAACGCAATGAGTGATATTACTTTAATAACTCCCCCCGATAGTATTAATAACGATGTTTATAGCATTATGTTAGTATATCCACAACAAGAAATTAGAGATGCAGTAAGCGATTTATTATCGCATACCAGCGCTCCTGTGAATATCTATTTGTATGATCACCAAGATGATTTAGAAATAGATTGGATGATCGACCATGTTAAAAAAGTTAACATGATAATTATCGATCTTGATTTTTGTACACCTGTAACAAAAAATATAGCAGGTTGGATTATTTCGCAACCTAACACTTTTTACTTGACAAATGACGGGATCACCCCGTATAATAAACTTAGTGCGAATCGTATATACGACTTGCAATATTTAGAACACTACATCAAACGAGGATTAGATGAAATTTAACAAAAAGAAACGTGACGAAGAACTTAGAGGATTGCATGTTGTAGTACACAACGGCGACTTTACAAAGGCATTACGCAAATTTAAAAAGAAAGTATCTGATGACGGACTACTACAAGAATTGCGTAAACGTGAGTACTATGAATCAAGAGGTACAAAGCGCCGCAAGGAAAAAGAAGCCGCTATTCGACGTTATAAGAGACTACGTGCAAAAGCTCAGGATCAGTGGTAACACACCTTTATGCATTAGGATGTAGTTGGACTGAAGGCACTGACGATGAATTTCGTTTAGGCGGATGGGTAGGCAGATTAGCAGATAAACTAGGATGCGAATATACTAACCTTGGCGGACAAGGTGATAGTAATTGGTTACAGTATCTTAGTTTTTTAAAACAGCCAATTCATAAAGACAGCATAGCAGTATGGGGCCTAACAGCCTTTAGTCGACTAATCAATAGTAAGTTTCAAACTATAAGCAATGACAAGTTTGATTCAAACTTTATGCTAAAGTATTATAGTGACGAAGCAGTTCAGTATCAATCAATGGTAATGCTACATAGTTGGCAAACCTATTGTATGAATAACAACATAGACTGTTTGGCATTTGTTAGCTTTGATGATCTTAAACGTATTGACGGCACATATAATTTTGACAACAGTGAAACTGTTTATTCGTTGTTAAACAAAGATAAAATAATTACTAACACAACTATGCGCAGTTTTTTAGATGGTGACAGAAATCGGTGCGGAGAAGTAGATGAATCTTTAAGTTATGTACATAAAAAATATGGTAGACAAACAGCAAAAGATCGTGTAAACTTAAAGTACTTTAGTAAGGATGGTCATCCAAACGCTAACGGTTACAGCCTGTGGGCTGATGAACTGTATAGGAGAATAAATGAGAATTGAAGAAGATATTAAATTAGACTACAAGGATGTGTTGATCCGTCCTAAGCGTAGTACACTTAAAAGTCGTAGTCAAGTTAAACTTAATCGTAAGTTCCAATTTAGGCATTACGATCACGACATTGCAACACCATTACCTGATGAATATCACTACGAAGGTATTCCAATAATGGCAAGTAATATGGACGGTGTTGGTACAATGCGCATGGCGGACAAACTTGCTGAAGGCGAAATGTTTACTTGTTTGGTTAAGACATACAGTGCAGAATATTTAATTGAGTACTTCAATGGTGCAGACTTAGATGGCGATTCTATAGAACGCACCGAAAATGTAGCCATGAGTATTGGCACAGGTGATAGTGATTACAACAAACTATTGCAAGTAAAGAAAGAAGTTGAACATAAACTTAAATATGTATGTATAGATATTGCTAATGGTTACAGCGATCATTTTGCAGCACACGTTCGCAAAGTACGTACAGAGTTTCCAGACTTGGTAATCATTGCTGGTAACGTAGTAACTAGAGAAATGACGGAGGAACTTATCCTTGCAGGAGCTGATATTGTTAAAGTGGGCATTGGTCCCGGGTCTGTTTGCACTACTAGGATTCAAACTGGTGTGGGATATCCGCAACTATCTGCAGTCATCGAGTGCGCTGATGCAGCACACGGACTTGGTGGTCACATTATTGCTGACGGTGGGTGTACTTGCCCTGGAGATGTCGCTAAGGCCTTTGCTGCCGGCGCAGATTTTGTTATGCTTGGTGGCATGCTTGCTGGGCACAATGAAGGCGGTGGTGAGATAATCACTAAGACTTACGAAACCAATGAAGTAACTAAAACAGATGACGGATTCTTTGAATCTGTTTATGAAGAAAAACATTTTGTGCAATTCTACGGTATGAGTAGCGAAAGTGCAAACGACAAGCATTTTGGTGGATTGAAAAACTATCGTTCATCAGAAGGACGCACAGTGTTAGTGCCTTATAGAGGAGAAGTAGCCAGAACGGTACAAGAGATCCTCGGAGGTGTGCGTAGTACATGTACCTATGCAGGTGCAATGAAACTAAAACAACTAGCAAAGTGTACAACATTTATTCGTTGCACACAAACACACAATCCGGTCTATGAAGGATCGACAATTGGTAAATAAACATGAGCGCCGAAAGGGCTCAATATAATTCTTGCTTTATAAGGAGAAACAAATGACAAGATTAACAACACTAAACCTACCTGAATTTCACAGAGCAACTATTGGCTTTGATAGAATGTTTAACCAACTCAACAAAGAGTTTGCAAACAGTAAATCACAAGGTTATCCACCATACAATGTAGTAGAAATCGACGAAGACGAGTATATGATCTCGTTGGCAGTTGCTGGCTTTGGTATGGACAATTTGGATATTACACTAGAAAAGAATGTCCTTACAATTGAAGGTACTACTCCTCCAGGAGGCGAAGACGTTAATTACCTACATAAAGGTATTGGCGGACGTAACTTCCGTAGAGAGTTTACTCTAGCAGAGCATATCGAAGTAGAACAAGCTGGACTTGAATTAGGTATGCTTAACATTCATTTGGTGCGCAATGTGCCAGAAGCACAGAAACCAAAGAAAATTTCTATCAAAAACTTTGATGCAATTGAAGGTTAACAGTCTAGGGGGGAGTAATATCCCCCCATTTTACTAGGAGAATAATATGAGTACTGATGTAGTATTAGATGAAAAAATCAAAATTAAAATTAAAGAGCCTAGTTTGTATCATGTGATCTTTCTTAATGATGACAAGACACCAATGGACTTTGTAATTGCATTGTTAGTAAACATTTTTCATCATAATGAACATACAGCAATGGAAATTACTAACAAAATTCACGAAGAAGGTTCAGGTATAGTTGGTACGTATAACTACGAAATAGCAGAACAGAAGGCATTAGAAGCACAAAGTATTTGCAAGGAAAATAAATTTCCATTGCGTATCAAAATTGAAGAGGACAAATGAGCAAACTTAAAGAACTTACATGGGAAAACCATAGTAAAGCAGAAAGAACAGAACATGCCCGCAAGTTATTGAAGGGCATGAAACCAGAAGAATACCATACTTACCTTTACAATCAATGGGCATTGTATGCAGTACTAGAAGCACAAGCCGGCAGACACGGTGCATTAGAAGGCATTGAACACCTTGCTAGAGCAAATAATATCCATGCGGATATGACCGAACTAGAAGAAGAGTTTGATATTGATCGTAAAGAACTGCAACTTTGTCAAGTTGTAGCAGACTACACAGATTATGTAATGCACATGGAACACAGGGACGAATTTCTAGCACATCTTTATGTTAGACACTTTGGTGATATGTACGGCGGACAAATGATTCGCAAACGTAATCCTGGCTCTGGCACAATGTATGATTTTGAAAATGTAGAAGAACTAAAAACTACAGTGAGATCGATGTTACACGACGACATGGCCGAAGAAGCAAATATTTGTTTTCAATTTGCTATGCAATTATTTGAGGAGTTGGAGAGTGAGTGAAAAGGTTATTTGCATTTTTTAATATTCCTGTTGATGATGCTAACAATGCCCAGAACACAGTCGAACACATGAAGGAATTTTTTGAAACCTTCAAAGAATATCAAATAACAGTTATAACATCGTCGCTTTGGGAATTGTACCCATCCGGTCTATTACAGCAACACGTTCAGTATATTCATAGATACTGTACGCAGGAAAACTATTTGCATTTTCATTTTTGCAACTTAGCACAATTACAAGATACTAAATTTCATCACCCATACGTAATACCATATGCATTCTTCAAGCATAAAATTTTACACAGTGTTGACCATCAAGATCAAAAATTCTCCACCAAGTGGAATAGAGATAAATTTAGAGGCTTGTTTCTATCAGGTAAATCAGACAAGTTAAATAGGATCATGCCATTAATACAATTTAAAGAACTGGAAATATTAAATACAAACGACATGGAATGGAGTTTGCACTATGTCAATAGTCAAGTTGATGCTATAACCGATGTAGTACATAAGGCTAATAGAGACGCCCAGGAACCCATTCGAAGTAAAAAGTTTGTAGCGAAGTTTTTAAAAAGACATGCTCGGAACCCAGATCAAATATCTCACGTTAAGGCCGGAGGCGCTTTCCATCACGACGGAGTTCCGTTTGATCACACGCTGTATGAAAATACATCTTTTAGTTTCATATCAGAATCAAATAGTTGCCCTGAAACTGGTAGCAATTGGATCACTGAAAAAACATGGAGAGCAATACTAAATCATCATCCGTTTATAATGTTTGCCGAGCCGCGGATGCTAGAATGCCTAAGTAAGCAGGGCTATAGAACGTTTGAAAAATACTTCCCAGAAAAATACGACCACATTTACAATACATTACAAAGATATGATACTATATATAGAAACATAACCTGGCTTAAAGATAATTGGAATACATTACCGTTTGATCAGATCAATCAAGATATAGTTCACAACTACGAACTATTAGTATCATCATACAACGAAGAACAGAAACAACTACGATCACAAATTAATTATACAGCCAATGACGAAAAATTAAACTTGCTTTTGTTTATGTCAGAGGCATACGAACAACCTAAAAAAATCGGCGTTGACCATTTAGTATATTACAATTGGGGATCGCTGCCAGAGAATAAATTTATTGAAACGGAGAGAACATGAGTGAAGTTTGGGAAACCTTAATTGAAATACAAGATAGACTAATTGATGCATTTGATGCTACAGGTACAGAAATACAAGAACCTGGCATGGATAGATTCAATCAACCAGGCTGGCTTAATAGAGTATGGAGCAGTGACAGCTATCGCAGAGCACACATTGATGTAGTTGATGTACGTGACAGCAAAGGCTTGTGGATGATGCATTGTTGTGTATTTCCTAGACTAGACAATAACGGTCCTGTTTTTGGCTTAGATGTTATTGCTGGTAAAAATAAAATTACAGGATTCTTTCACGACTACAGCAGAACCGTAGATGCTGATCATCCAATGATTGAAGCATTTGGTGACGAAGTAGGTAAACTTGAATGGCGCAAAGAACGTGAACTACCTGAGTGGGCTCAAGCAATTTTCTCACCACATATGGTAGCAGCAGGTAACGTGAGCAAACGTGAAGAACTTGATCAACTACTAGAACTTAGTTTAGATAGTGTTGATGCATATCTTACTGAAATTGGTAATCACAATCATATGGCAGATACAGATGAAGTTAAGACTGCACAAAATCGTTATGCCCATTACCAAAAACAAAATCCACATACTCCTAAAACAATGACCAGTTTAGGACTTGACGAAGAGGACGTAAGAGTATTCGTACAAGAATGTTTATTCCCTGATATTGAATAAATATATAAAACAGGAATATACAAATGCGTTACAGTGATTTTAAAAATATTACAGAAGCCAAAGTAGCTAAATTAAAGCACGGCTCAACTCGTGGACACATGGGAGAGTACTTGCTAGGCGGTGCAGTTGTTGCAAAAATGATTATTGGTGATGAACAAGTTACAGCTGAGCAAGTCAAAGCAGTATTAAGTAGAACTTCTAAAACTAAAGACCTAAGCCTAACATTTATGAGTGACGAAGGCGATAGCATTGCTTTTAAAAATATTATTAGTAATAAGAAAAATATTGCAGATGCAAAAGATATTGAAGCACTTACTAGCGTAATGTCAGACGAACTTGATGGTGCAGTAAGATTTGCAAACAGTGATGTCTATGCTAAAAAATGGAGTAAAATCTTTTACGAAAACGGAAAGCCAGATAGAATAGTTGTTAAAGCAGCAGGTGAAGAAGATCAAAAAGGTACAAAAGCAGACATCTTTTTAATTTACAAAAAAGAAGATGGCACAGAACGTACAATTAAAGGCTGGAGTCTAAAAACAGGAAGTAATCTTATTGGACAAGCATCGCCTAGAACATTTGAAAATATGCAAGTGTTCTTTAAAGAAATGGGCGTCACACTAAAGCCGATTGAGAACTACGAAGAAAATCCGGCAGAACATGTTGTTTCAATAATGAAGCAAGTTAGTGATGACTTGAACGCACTTACAGCAGGTGATGATCCTGCTAAAGAAATACAACTAATTACAAATGTTGCTGGATTTATGGATGAGCATCTTACAAAGAAAGATCCAAGAGTTTATATTGTTAATTTAGGTAAAAACGATTACACTGCACAAACAATTAGAACTATGCGTAAAAATCTTGCTAATGTAAACTTAGAGACTAGTTTGAAATTAGGTGGAAGACCAACACTATATGTACACGAAATCGGCCAGCAAAGGAATTTTTTGTTTATGATTAGATATAGTTATGGTGCAGCAAAAGTTAGAGATGATGGATCAAAAAGAGCTGAAAGACATAAAATTATAGTCGAGACAGGTCCTCTGTTCAAACAACTTGCTACTATCTCAACAAAAGATGTTGAGCAAGGCACAGACCTCTAAAAACTTATTATACCAAAACCCCTACTTTTGCTAGGTTGTATCCTTGCGGCTCTAATGCTATATTATATGTATAGCAACACAAAGGAGAAACGCTATGACACAAGGAATGTTTATTTACGCTATCATATGTACAATCTTAGGTATTACTTTTATTGCACTAGGCGATGTTGTGCTTGGTGCTCTTATTGCACTATGCGGACCGCTTTGGTTAATCATACAAGCTAATGCAGGAGGCAAGTAATGGAACTTTTTATCCACGTAGCATTTTGTTTTTTTGTCGGAGTAGGTATTGGTGCAATCCTAATACAACTTAGCGCATTGTTCTGGATGTTCTGGGATATGTTTTTCAACAAGCGCAAGGACCTGCTAGATAAATAATAGTATGCGATACACATTCTTGATAATCTTTTTTATAATGACAAACTATGCACCAGCAGCAAGTGCCGATTTGGTGCATAGTTTTAAATCACCTTCGTTTAGTGGCAATGGGTATAGTGCTCATGTACTAAGTATGGAGCAATTACAGTTTAATAGACAAAAAGACATTGACGATGAAGCACAACGTGAAGCTGATCGTTTAGAGCGTGAACTAGAAAACACAGTGCTAAACAAGTTTATACGTAACTTAGAATCACGTATCTACGCTACACTATCAAAACAAATGGTCGATAATATGTTTGCAGCATGTGGCGAAGAAGACCAGCCAGCGTGTTCGAATACTGGTACAACCGAAGTAGAAGGCTCTACTATTACATGGACCAAAGATGAAACTGATGGTAGTATTACACTTATTATTGATGGCGAAGATGGCTACACAGAAATAACTATTCCTGGTGCAGGAGACTTTAACTTTTGAAACATTTATTGTTAATTACAGCATTAATGCTTGCAGGATGCAGCGCAGGAAATATTCCAGCACAGCTACAAAGCCCTGCAAAGATACAAGATAATCCAATGGTTGAAGAACTTAACGAACTAAAGCCATTAAATGGTCCTGTGATGACAATTGCTGTTTATAGTTTTACAGACAAAACTGGGCAGCGTAAGCCAGCAGAAAATGTTGCTAACCTGTCAAGTGCTGTAACACAAGGCGCTGAAGTTTGGGTAATAGATGCATTGTTACAAGCAGGCAACGGCACATGGTTTGAAGTTGTAGAACGTGTGGGCATGGACAACATTATTCGCGAGCGTCAATTAATACGTAACACTAGAGAAAACTACGAAAAAGATAATGCTTCACCGTTAGCACCAATGAAATTTGCTGGTATAATTATCGAAGGCGGTATAGTTGGGTATGACTCAAATGTTACTACAGGAGGCACTGGCGCTAGATACTTTGGTATTGGAACAGCAGCAGAATACAGAGTCGACACAGTAACCGTAGCAATGCGTATTGTAAGTGTTAGTACAGGGCGTGTACTAGTTAGCGTTGCATCAGAAAAAACAATAGCAAGTTATCGTGCTGGAGCAGATGTATTTAAATTCTTAGACTTAGGCACAAAGGCATTAGAAATTGAAACAGGTTATAGTGTTAACGAACCTACAAACTATGCAGTGCGTGAAGCAATTGAACAAGGCGTCATTGAATTAATCTATCAAGGTGCAAATCAAGACTTGTGGCAGTTTAAACAATAGCGTTTCATTTTAGCTAATAGTGTTTCTCTTTTAATACCGAGTGATTTTGCAGCATAAGTTCTGTTGCCATCGTTTTCATCTAACGCTCGTTGTATCTTATCAATCTGTAATTGATCAACTTCGTCATTTAAAGAATATTGTTTTGGCACTTCATCAGACCAAATCTCGTTAAACAAGTTCCAGAATTCTTCTTGTTCTTTGTGTTTTTGTTCTGCTTGTTTCAAAGCGTTGATTACGTATGCAGTTTTCATTATAATAGCCTTTATCTGTAAATATATTTACACTAAATATAAGTGTATTTATTATTCGTTGAGGCACGAGGTAAATACATTTAGGGGAAACCCCAGAGGAGCAAAAATGAGGGCAGCATTATATAGTTTTATACTATCGTGGGTTCTCGTAAGTGCAGCACATGCAAACGAGATATACATCACACAAATTGGCGATAGTTTAGATTTGGACATCTCACAAGATGGCAAGGATAACAAAATTGGAGACAGTACTACAGACGCTGGCCTCTATGGCGACAACATGGTGTTTAGTATAACACAAACTGGCGATACTAATACCATTGATGCAATTATTGCAGGTGATAGCTACACAGGTACATGGCAGTTTACTGGAGACAGTAACAATGTTGACTTATTGTGTGATAGCGCAGCAACAGCAGGTGGCGGAAATTGCGATAGTGTAACATTAAATATTACTACAACAGGCGACTTGAATACGTTTGACTTCAAGATTGGCGAAACCAATGACGCTGGCGATGCTACAATTAACTTCACAGTAGACGGTGACTACAACTTAGTTGACATGGACTTAGATGGCACTGATGCTAACATTACTATTGAAATTGATAACAGTGCTTCAACAGGAAGTGGATCAACAATTACAAGTGCAAATGATAACACATTAACTACCAGTTCACCTGGTAACATTGTTGATTTAGCAATATCAGGTAACGGCGATAGTTTAGGGCATACTGTAACATTAGACATTACAGGCGCTGGCAGTGTATACACTATTACACAAAGTGGCATCAACGACAACTTGGTAGACATGACTTCGACTGGGGATGGTAACACAGTTGATATTACACAAACCGACTAGACTTTTATACATAATATTTTTTGCGCTGGCGTATGTAGATATGGCCAAAGCATCTCCTATTGGCGAGATTGCCGAATCTAAAGGCAGCAGTACAATCAAGCGAGACAAAGAAGCATACACAGGCGAAGTAGGTCTTGGGTTACAAATGAACGACAATGTTGTAACAGGCAAAGGTCGATTACGTTTAGATTTTATTGATGACACTAGGGTTGATGTTACAGAAAATAGTCGTATGACTATAGATGAGTTTATATACGATCCTGCTACACAAAAAGGTGCATTGTCAATGAAAGCAACACTAGGTGCAGTACGTTATGCTAGTGGACAAATTGCAAAAAACAGCAGACAAAGAGTAAACATTAGAACACCAAGTGCAACTATCAACGTGCGTGGCACAGATTTTATGATGATTATAGACGAGATTGGCGGTAGTATGGTAACACTATTGCCTAGTTGCGATGTTGCAGGACTGTGTGTTGTTGGCGAAATTGAAGTAGAATCAGACGCAGGCACAGTTATTATGAATCAAGCATTTCAAACTACAGTTGTAGCACACGCAGGAGCAGTGCCTAAAAGACCAATTACACTAAACTTGCCAGAAGATATGCTTACCGCAATGTTAATCATAAGAAAAGTTTCTCCTTACACAGAGGAAATAGTAAGGCAATATCCAAACACAAATTTGTTAGATATTGATTTTTTAAAGTTTGACGAACTTGATAAAGATCCGCTTGTAGAAGGAATTAAAAACATCTGGGTTACAGACTTAGATAATACAAGTTATCTAAATTCAGAGTTTATAGATGCTATGGAAAAACAACTTGCTGAAATATTAGCACAGTGGTTTGATGAGCTAGGAACTCAAAACATACAATTTTTTCAAGAAAAGTTTTTTGGACTAGATCCAGAAACAAATATATTTTACGATGAAGAATATCCTTATTTTATAGTAAGGAGAGCAGAAGGCGATCAACACTTTTTTCAATTAAGACTAAGTCAAAGTCATAGTTATAGTGTTGACATGGTGCAGGGAGGATTTTACAAATATGGATATCAAGTGGGCGTCGGTGGCGCTAACAATATTACTATCAATCAAAACGACTACTAGTAATGCAAATGAAATTTATGTATACCAAGTTGGTGACAATAATGCATTAACCTTGACTCAAGATGGGGATGTAAATTATATCAGTGGAATACCTGGTGAGACTAAAGGTATTGAAGGCGATGGCAATACGATTGATATGGTACAAACAGGTATGTATCATGGCGTCCAGGGAATGTTAGACGGTGATAACAATAATGTAGATTTCTATCAAGGCGGCGGCGGTGATAGTGGAATGATCACTTCTCGAGTTACTGGTGATAACAACGACTTGGTAATATGGCAAGGTAAACATGCTGATGGTACAATTGACTTAGCAGAGGGCGGTGATCACACTGCTACAGTTACAATTACTGGAAATTATAACGATATTAAAGCAGCACAAACTGATCAACAAACTTCAGGCTATGGTAGGCATGAATTAACCGCAGAAATTACTGGTAATAGCAACGATGTTGAAATGACGCAAAGAGGAAATCAAAAGCATCTATTAGACATTGATATTTCAGGTACTGGAAATGATGTTACAACTTATCAGAAAGGCAATGGCGGACAAAAAACTGCTGACATTGAGTTGTCAGGAAATTACAATGTAATTGATTTAAACCAACGTGGAATGAATTCTGCATCAGCAAACATTAGTGTAGAAAGCATATATGGTCCTGCCTATAACGTAACAGTTAGTCAACAAACAGACACTTCTGCTAAATCATTTAGCCTAAGTGGTGTATGTACAAACCCAAACGGGTGTGTTGTAAGTGTTCAGCAGCACAACTAATGGAAACTGTATTGACATTTTTCATAGCAGGATTTTTTACAGCATTTGGTTGGTGGGCTGCTGAAAAGTTAACAACCAAAATAGACACTCATTACGAGGAAAAGCAAGATGATATTAGAAGCACTAACGATTAGTTTAGGACTCAGTAGCCATATTGGATTTGATGAAAAATATAACGCTTTTCATCCACACCTAAGATACACACATGAAAAATTTATTACAGGCGCCTATTATAATAGTGTAGAAAATTTAAGCGTATATGCAGGACATCGACAAGAAATAAACAATTTTGGTTTTGAAGCTGCATTTGTAACAGGCTACAACAATGGCTCGCTTACTCCTTATATTAGAGGCACATATGACATAGGTAAAATGAGAATGTTTATAGCACCAGGCATAGAAAGTGAAGATATCGGCGTAGTTTTAGGAGTAGAGATTAGGCTTAAATAGAGTGTGGACCGCGGCGTGAGGGCGCAACCGGCATCCAAACAATGAGGGTAAAATATGAAAAGAATAGCGATTGCCAGTATAATGGCAGCACTACTTAGTACTACTGCATTGGCAGATACGAGTAGCATGAGTACAACAGCAACAGGCATGGGTATACTTGAAAACAGTTATGTAAAAGCCGGAGTCAATGGTGACGCAGGTACTTTTGGATCAGGAGGAAGCACTCGTCCAGGACTACAGTTTGACAGCACAGGTTCAGGCACATTTCCAGCAGATAGCGCACAAGGCGACTACCTAACACCAGGTTCACCGTTTGATGGCTTTGCTATCAAGATAGATGGTACTAACAGCAAAAATAATAACCAAGGCGGAAGTACTTGGGTAGATGCAGATGGTTTAACAAACGGTGATAATTCACTTACTTGGACTGGTACAAATTCAGCACACAGTGGTTGGGAAATAGAAAACACATATACTTTAGGTGCTACATCAGAACACATTGAGATCGGCACACAGATTACAGCAGGCAGTGATGCTACCGCACTAAGTTTTGGACGCTTTATTGATCCAGATGCTATGCCAGAAACTGGCGACACAAGTGCTACAGACAACGTGCTAGGTTATGGCGTTATTCCAGATAGTAATGTAGCATTTGCAGAAGCAACAGTATCACGCTATGCACTAGGACTTTACTCCACAAACTCTAATGTTGATGCAGGTATTACAGGCTGGTCAACAGAGGCAGACGGTTATACTGAAAACGCTGTTGACGGTGACGGATCAAACACCAACAGAGGCGACAACACTATTGGACTAAGTTGGAACTGGGCCGATGTAAGCACAGGCGATATACTTACAGCAAGTTACGCATACATATTTGGACCAAGTGCGTTTGATGCTGCCGATGCTGCTATTACAGCAGGCGCAGGTGGCGGTGGTGACATCAGTAGTTGGGGTACATTAGAAGATGTTGGTAGTGCTACAGACGCAGCAGATGGCGCAGCAGAACCTACAGTAGTTAGTACAAGTACAGAAACTATTACCAGCAGTAGTGAAGCAGTTAATACAGCGTTGCCAGTACTTACAGCAGCACAAACAACACACGATAGCAGTGTAGCAGAAGGTGTACAAACTATTGCTAGAGAAACAACTACAACAGTAACAACACCAATGACAATCACTACAACTAGTTTTGTTAGAACTACAGCAACAATGAGTGATGGTAGCGAAGTTGTTACAGACGCTACACCAACAGTCACTACAGCAAGTAGAGCAGATGATGTTGTAACCGTTACAGATCCAGGTGCATTTACAGGACGTATGGATCAAATGGATCAAATGTTAACATTGCGTCCACATAGCAGCGTAGGTATAGGTGATGGATTTACAGCAGGACGTATTAACCATGATATGAGTAACGGATATAGTGCTGAGTCTCGAGTGTTTGGATTAGGACATAATGCTGTGACTGATAATAGTATGACTATTGGTTTAGGTATAAATCGTATTACAACAGATATAACTGGTGAAGGTAGTACAGGTAGCATGTCTACAACAGTATTAAGTTTAAGTGCAGGTAAACATATTGATGACAGCGATATTACAGTTCGAGGACAGGTAAATGCTGCAAACACAGACTTAGAGTACAATAGAACTATTGGAGACTTTAGTGCAATGGGATCTACTACTTCAAGCGATAGATGGGCAACAGTTACAGTAGAAAAATCAACTGGTATAGTTCGTCCGTTTGCTGGATATACTATTGGTACAAAAAGTCACGATGCATTTGCTGAGACTGGCGATGTTCAAGCAGCATTACTAGATGCAGGCAACAGCGAAACATATCGTTATCCTACAATTGGTATCAATATTGACAACGATATAGTAACAGCAAATATTGCTAGAGATTTTGACGATGCAGGAACAACTCGTATAGGTTTAGGTGTAAATCATGCTATTAATGAAAACATAGGTATTGCAGCCGGTGTTAACAGAATTACAGCAGGCGATAATACAAGTACAACTGTAAACGCAGGGTTTACTTGGAAGTTCTAAAATAAATACTGTATGAAATGGATAAGCGAATGGTTGTTCAAAGAACATATAGAAAATATGGTGGAGGAAAAGTTTCAGGAGAAATTACTTGAAGCCTACCTTCACCAGCGCAAACAAGAACACAAAGCAAGAATTGCCCGAGTCAGAGAAACGCTTAATAATACCTCATCGGGGATTTCGCAAGAAGCACCCTCCAAACTACAACCCAGTAGTAGAGTACGAACGGGGAGTGCCGAATCCAAACCACAAGAGTCGCCCTCTGCGGCCGCAATGAAAGCAAAGTTGTTAGGAATTAAAAAATGAGAAAAGTACTGTTCAGCCCGCTTTGGAGTGTTTTATTATTAGGTGTGCTGAGTTATGTATACTATCTTAATCCAGCATTTATAGAAAGCATACGACTACGCTACTTTGATACACTTATTGTAAATCAACAACCTGTTGAAAACAACATTTACACAGTGAACATCGATGAACCAAGTTTAGAGGCTTACGGACAATGGCCGTGGCCGAGAGGTGATTATGGTAGCCTTATAGAGGACTTATATGCCAGAGGCGCTGGACTAGTGGTTTTCAATGTATTGATGTCGGAAGAAGACAGGTCAGGTGAAGATGCTACATTAGGCTTGACAATGCAGCAATTACCTGTTATAGTTACTATGTTAGGTGCGGAGGACAACAAAAATGAACCAGTCAATCCAGGCGCTACTATTGTTAACAGCGACTTTCTTTATACTATTCCTAGTGTTCCAGGAATCATCGCAAATGTACCAGATATTGAATTCAACGCAGTAGGTAGTGGAATAACAAACAGTTGGCCGGAAGTAGACGGTGTTACTAGACGTATACCTCTAGTAGTTGAATCTAGTGGTACATTATATCCAAATGTTACTATGGAAGTGCTACGTGTACTAGCAGGCGATCCTAGCTTCCAAATTAAACTATCACCTATGGGTGTAGATAAACTACGCATACCAGCATATGGTATAATACAAACAAGCCCCACAGGCGAAGTATGGATAGACTGGAGTCAGCGCAGCAAAAGCGTGAGCGCAGTTGACTTACCAGATGACTTTGCTGGCGGTATAGTGTTTGTAGGACCAACAGCAGCAGGGCTTACACAGCCACTAGCAACAGCAGCAGGCAGTGTATTTCCACACGAAGTACAAGCAGCAATGCTAGGAACAGTGTTTAATGAATCAAATATTAGCAGACATCCAGACGCAGAGCAGTGGGCAGAACTAGCAGCTCTAGTTGCAGCCGGCGTACTGTTAATCATACTCGCCCGTTGGACATTTGTAGGCATAGCCTTCTTTGTGTTGTCCGTGGGCGGGTTTATAGGAGGGAGCATATATGTTTTCAATACACAAAATATTCTTATCGATGGTGCTGTTATCAGTGCTTTCATCTTGCTCGTTGGGCTCAAACGATACATTGTCAAGTTCGTCGACGAGTTCTTACAAAAGCAAGCCATCAAAAAGCAATTCGAAGGTTATGCATCACCAACAGTGGTTAGACTACTACAGGAGTCGCCAGAGCTTATTAAACTGGGCACTAAGCGTAATGTAAGTATTGTATTCTCAGACTTGCGTGGATTTACACCACTAGGAGAAAGTTTTGGAGATGACGTACAAGGACTCACACGTATTATGAATGGCTACATGGATGCTATTACAGAACCTGTGTTAGAGTCAGACGGAATGATAATCAAGTACATAGGCGATGCTAGTATGCACATACACAATGCGCCTATAGATGATCCTAACCATCCTCGTACAGCAGTACAGTGTGGCTTAGACATGCTTAAAGCAGTGGAGAAGTTTAATGAAGAAGTTATTATACCTGATGGTCGTCCTGCTGTTGGTATGGGCGCTGGCATCAACACAGGGCTGGGGTACCTTGGTGAGATGGGAAGTACTAAACGTCATTCATATGATGTCCTTGGAGACGCTGTCAGCACCGCAGCAAGAGTAGAAAGCAAATGTAAAGAGTATGGGTGTTTGTTACTTGTAGGAGAATCTACATACGAAGCAACTAGAACAGATTTCTTCTACCTCAAAGTAGATGACTTGCAAGTCAAAGGCAAAAGTGTAGGACTTAAAATTTACACAGTGTTGGATAAGCCATATCCTGCATGGCGTAGTGCGCAGAAGAAACATGAACAAATGCACGAAGACTATCGTGCGCAGCGTTTTGATGACGCTATAGACAAGTGTAAGATGTTGTATACACACTTTGATCACAAGATGGAAAAGTATTACGATATGTGGATTGAACGTTGTGAATATATGAAAACACAGGATTTGCCTTCAGATTGGAATGGCATCTTTGTAGCCACAAGTAAATAATATATGCTCAATTATATACGAAACTTATTTGGTTCTACAGCCACGGAAAAACACACCACAGATGACATAAATGTAATTTGGCTACACGGTGCTAATCAAACTAGTTTGAGCTTTAGGTATTTGCAAATGCAAACAAACTTTACCAATGAAATATCTATAAACTATAGCAGCATGAATCGCTTTCAAGATAACATTGAAATGATTGTTGATGCAGTGAAGGGCAAGGGTCCGCATTTTGTAATAGGACATAGCATGGGCGGATTGTACGCACTACATCTTACACAGTGGGTGAGAGTAGTAGGCGGTGTAAGTATAAGCACGCCATTTAGAGGCAGTAGTACAGCAGACTGGGCAAAATACATTGTACCAAGTTATCCACTGTTTAGAGATATAGGACGTAAAAGCGATCCAATACGTGAAGCAAATGAAATGCAACTAGAAATGCCTTGGACACAGATTGTAACTACAACAGGTAGTGTACCTTATCACAACGGTCCTAATGACGGTGTGTGTACTCTAGCAAGTATGACGCATAGAGAAGATATGGAACACATTGAAGTAGCACATACACATTATGAAACTATGTGTTCAGATAGTGTTGCTGAAATTATAAAACGTAAGTATGAGCATGCCACACAATTAAAAATGCAGTAGCGTAATGCAGCATTTGGTCTAATGATTGCAGTCTCCAGAATCTCTTTTCTGTTCGCTGCCAATTAAATTTTGTATAGAATACTGTTTTACCCCAATCAATATGCCAATGTGCAATGTAATCAAATACACTGTAAATTATAGCCCATGTTGGCGATACAAAAAATAAACACACAGCAAAGTTACTCAATCCGTGATGTAGATAATGTCTGTGTCCATTGTCAAAATATTTAAGTTTAGTAAAAGGTTGTTTGATATATGTTTGTGTAAACATATCAGCAAAAGCGTGTTTAATAGATAGTACAAATAGGAAAAGTATCTCAATCATTTTTAGATGTTTCGTGCTTCATTAATAATGCATTCACTTCATCTGTTTTGATAAGCCACCCATTTTCATTTACAATAAAAACGTCACCGGGTCGATATAACCAGTTTTCTTTTTTATTACCTTTGTTGTCAATTCCCATTACTTCACCTTCCCAGTCGCCTTTGACCTTAAAGCCTTTGCCGCCAGGAATGCTATCAATTGTATAATCTACCCACATCATGTTACTTTCTCCGAATGTTTTATTATAAAATGTGTTGCTTCTTTTGTATCTGGCATTTCAACTGAGATATTGCAACAACAATATATATCTGAAGGAAGTGTACGACTAGAAGTGTGTTCTAGTATCCATTTCCAGTTGTTTTCTTCAACTTGTTTATATGTTTCAGTACCCACTTTACGCATGATCCACATTTGTTCCATGCTGGTGTTTGCGTGAGTCCATTTATATTCACAGCTTCCGAGGTGTACTTTCATACTGGTATTTATTGTTTACAAAGTTCGCATTTACAATTCTGGCAAACATCGTTGGCACACGAAGCACACTCTATGTCACAGTGTGATTCACAATGACAGTTCTCACACTTACTTTTTGGGCGCTTTGCCTGTCGTGTCTGATTCTGCTGCAGAATGTTTGTATTCATCAACTAACCTTTGTAATTCATCTTGTCGTGCGGGATTAAGTTTGGCTCTATATTCAAGTACCATACTGAGTTTACTATTGAGTCTAATTAAATCGTTGTCTAGCATACGAATACGGTCTACTAGTTTAATAAGTGTACCCATTGTTTCGCCTATAACAGGATCAATTGTTTCAGTAACCCATTTCCATATAAAATAGATAAAGTAACCCATACCCATAGCAGCAATAATAGGAAACCCATAGTCACTAACTGCTTTGGCTAGATCAAACTCCATTTATTCTCCAAACATGTTTATGAGTGCTGGACCAAACTCTCCGGCAGTCCATCCTAGTGCTACTATAGCAACTACGCCCATAACTAGCCATTTCATTTTGAAATCGTCTACGTCCATTCTAAAAGCAACTAGTTCGTTACCTAAAATTCTTACTGCAAGTTCTAACTTGCCTTTGTCATCAGTCCCTTCGGGCATCTTCTTTTCCTTCGTTTGCTGCTATACGATCTATGTTTGGTCTTACGTTTAGTGCGTAACTAAGTAATGCA